GCAGGTGCGGCCACTGGGCTGCTTGCGGCAGGACTGTTAAGCCAGTCTGAGGAAGCTGACGCAGGCCCCGTTGGGCTCTTAGACAAGGCCAGAGCGATAGGCATGAACACTGACATGCCTTTGTTCCACGGTACAACACACAGCTTTGACGCATTTGACGGCTCCATTACAAATCCAGAAAACAATTGGGGTAGAGGCACTTACGCCACAACCTCGCCAGAGGATGCGTCAGTAAATTACTTAGGCGAAGGTACGGATTTAACATTAAGAATTGCTAGGGAGCGAGAAAAAATAGCTGATGATATGGGCCTTGATTATGATGACCCTAAAGTAATAAAAGCTGCCAGAGAGCGGTTGGTTGGTGATGTTCCGGAAGGTAAGGTTCTAGATTTGTACGCGCGTACAGAGAAGTATGCAGAGATAGGTGGCGACAACCCAACATATTTTCAGACGAAAGATTACAGGGCTGATGCTGCGGAAGAAATTAATCGAGGGGACTTCGACAGCGAGTCAGATTATGAGGACGCTATTTTTGATTACGCTAATGAGTTGGAATTTTATGACGTTGATAGCCCCGTCAATAAAATCAAAGATGTTCTAGATAGGCGTGAAGTTAGTTCACATGACCAGATGAATATATTGGAGACTTTGAACGATGCGGTGCAAGGTGGGGAGATTGACCTAACAGAACTAGATAAAGTGATGCGAGAAAATGTGCGAGAGGCTTACGACTCCGATGGCAATTTCATAGATGGTGGCGGGGTATCTGCGGAGGTTTTACAAGAGTTTGGTTATGAGGGAGTCATTGATCGCAAGGTGTTTGACAGATTCCGCAACATGGAAGGAATGGATGAAGATACTGCTCACATCATTACTTTCCCTAGTTTCGAGTCAAATCTTCGCAGGACTGACGCTGAGTTTGATCCGGCCAAGCGCGACTCATCAAATCTTCTTGCGGGTACGGCTGGGGCTGGCGTTTTGGGCAGCGGGTTTTTACAGTCTGAGGAGGCCGAGGCTGGTGTTTTTGGCAAAGGGCTTAAAACCACTGCTGAGAGAATGGCTGACGCTGAGAAGATGGGGTTTGATACATCGAAGACTTATTATCATGGTACTAGCGGCAACGATATTGATGGCTTTAATACCGATGTTGTTTATGCCTCGAAATCGCCAAAAGTGGCGGCTAATGAGGGTGGCTTTATAGACCCAGATGATTTTTCTGGAATCCTGTCAGACGATCAAATTGCAGACTCAAACGCAAAATTTAACACATCCGTCTATCCGGTATATCTTCGCGGAGCAATAGCAGGCAAGGGTGACGTTAAGGAGGCTCTGCAAGCAACAGGCGCAGGCTCTAAATCAGACCCCAGAGTAATAAATTATTTGCGCGATAGAGGCTTTTCGGGCGCAGCAGACAGTAATTATGAGGTTATATCATTCGACCCATCTAACATACGCTCAGTAAACGCTCAATTTGACCCATCAAAGAAAGACTCTGCCAACTTATTAGCTGGTGCTGCTCCTGCCGCTGTAGGGCTTACGGCTTTGCTTGGTGGTGAAGAGGCTGAGGCGGGGCCGCTTAATTCGGTAAATAGGGCGGCACAGAAAACTCAGCGGCGCAACACGGTCGCAACCGCTAAAAAAGCAAGCCGATATCTCGATAACATGGGCGCAACTGGTCGATCACTAGATTACGGCGCCGGCTTTGGAATTAATGCTGAGGCGATAAAGTTTGATGATACGTTTGAGCCATTCCCAACCGAAGGTTTTAACCCAACTTTCATGGATCCTGCGAGCATTCCTAAAGACAGTTACGGCAGGTTAATAAGTACCAATGTGCTTAATGTTATACCACCCACAGCGGTAATTGATGGAGTTGAGCGCCGACTGCGCGATGAGGCTGTTCAAAGCATTGGTGAATCATTAACCCAAGGTGGTGTTGCTGTAATTCAGGTTAGGGACAAGGCGGCTATTGAGAAGCTGATGAAATCCAAGGGCAGCACTATTGAACAGGGCGAGCCCGTAGCGGTTACAACCTCAACAGGTTCATACCAAAAAGGATTTACCAATAAGGAGTTAAAAAATTATGTTGCCGATGTGTTGGGCGATGGCTATGAGGTTCAAATTATCCCAAGCAAGGTTGGCATAAGCGGCTCTGCAATCACCGTCAAAAGGGTCGCTCCTGCGCTTCTTGGTGCGGGTCTGCTAGGCGCTCAAACTGAAGAGGCGGAAGCATCATTTGTAGGCGAGGCATCAAAACTAGGTAGGGCTCGAAAGCCTCAGCTTGAAGAAGCGAAGAAGATGCTAGGTAAAAAACCAACCGCCATGGAGATTGCTGACGTATTTCAAGAAACCGGCTGGGAGTTTAACATTGCAGATGGTAAGTGGCGCACTGAGCTACCAAATGTTAAGACAAGGATAGAAATACCTAAAGATTACGATGACTATGTAAGAGCTCAAAAGGCTGATGTATATCGGAAACGTGATCTGGGCGATCTTGGCAAAATGTCGTTTTCGCAGGCTTTAAAAGAGCAGCTAGAACCGTCACGAAAATACAAGCTGGGCGAAGTGCTTAATGACCCGTATTTACTTTCCCAATATGACGAAAAAGTGGGTCCAGACGGCGAAGACTTTATACCTATGACTGAGAGAGGTTTATACGCCAAACCTCAAGATGACGCTTTATTTTATGGCTCCAGAAATCGCAATCCTTTGTCTAATGTTAATGTGCAGTTCTCGCCGGATGTGGGAAGAGGCGCAAAGTATGAGCCTGACGAAGACCTAATAACTCTCCCAAGTTCGACTGACGACTTAAACCTGAGAGGGACTGCTCTGCATGAGCTGCAACATGCCATACAAGAGCGTGAGGGATTTGCGACCGGTGGCTTTCCAGAACAGTTTACGGACATGGCTGCCAAAACACAGTGGTGGCAAAACCCTGATGAGTATTTTCGGAAAAGAGGTCAAAAAGTTCCAAAAGGAGGGTATGCGAGCGGGCCGCAAGCAGTTAAGCAAATGAAAGCTCAAATAAAACAAATGGGTGAGCCCGATGTTGGAGAGTGGAGCGCCGCAGACTTTCAAAAATACAGTGATTTAAACGATAAACTTGAACAATACGAATTGCTTAAAAAGGATATCAGTAGATACCGAAAAGATATTCAATATGGCAATCTAACCGACTACGATGCTTACAGAAATCTTACTGGAGAAATGGAGGCTAATAATGTTAGTTTCCGCGACCAGCAGAGGGCCGATCCATACGCCTATGAGTTCCTAGAGGATGGTGAGTTAGAAACGGACTTTGGCCGAGAGCTTTTCACCAGAGATATTTCTCCGCCAATCAGGACGGAGGTTATGGCAAGTGAGAGATACACGCCTCAACCTAGAGAGAAGCAAATTGTAAATCGCGGTCGAGATACTTTTGATCCTTGGCCAACAAAAAAGGTAAGCGCAAAATCATCAAGCAATCAGCAGGCGTTTAGAGAGCTTATGAAGCCAAACATCGTTGAGCGAGGCATGACTCTTGCTGGTGAAGGCGCCATTAGGACTGTTGAGGCTGTCGGTAAGGAGATTGTTGGAGCCCTTGGCAGTTTAGTCTCGCCAAAGTCTCAAAGCTACAAGATCGCCACAGGAATACCTAGCGTAATGGGTGAGCCTACGGGTGACATGAAGGCCGTCATTGATAAGGTAAGCACATCGTTTGAAGACACAATACTTCCGGCAATTACAGAGATTGCCAATGCCGAGTTCACCGACCCACTAGGGCGTGAGCGAACAATCAAGGGCGACTTAACGAACGCTATTACCCCGATCATGGAATTTTACCAAGACCTTCCAGAATGGGTGAAGAGCAACATAGGTGAGCGAATCGGGTATGGAGCCCTTGCCGCATTATCAATGTGGGGAATTACGGATCTTGGCCTGAAGAAGCGGGCATTAACCGAAATCAAAAATGCTACCGAGAAGTCTAGTGGCGGGCTTTTGGAGAAGATTAAATAACTGTCCGATATGGTATAATCGGCGAAACTTAGAGATCAATTATGGCACTTGAAAATTGGGCTGGCTTAAAGGCAACCATTGCTGACTTCCTAAACAGGGAAGACTTAACGGTTATTATCCCAACATTTATAGAGCTTGCAGAGGCTCAAATTAACCGTGATGTCAGGCATTGGCGCATGGAAAATCGCGCCTATACCACTATATCTAATCAGTATTTAACGAGGCCAAGCGATTGGGTTGAGACCATCAACCTGCGGTTACTGGGTAACAATACATCAACCCTTGAGCTTTTAAGCTCTCAGGCGATGGATGAGCGCCGAGCAAATAGTGATGATATCGGTGGTACGCCTCAGTTTTATCGTCATATCGAAGATCAGTTTGAGGTGTGGCCCAGCCCATCAGGGACAGGCGTTGAGATTGAGTTAGTTTATTATCAAAAGATCACTCCGCTGGGCCAGCCAATAGTCGAGCAAGACACCAGAACGGCTGCGACCAACTGGCTGCTAACAGACGCGCCAGATATTTATCTGTATGGATCGCTGCTTCATTCGGCGCCTTACCTAGAAAACGATCCTCGACTGGCAACATGGGCTCAACTGTATAGCGCGGCGGTTCAGAGATTGAAGGCAGAATCTGAGGTTTCTATCGCTTCTGGGTCTGGTTTAAAGACAAGAATAAGGGGCCTCGATACATCGGGGTCTGGTCGCGCAAGATATTGGAGGCTTAACTAAGATGGCTTTTTCTGCGCTTTTGGACAAGCAAATTTTAAGACATGTTTTTCAAAACATTCCTTACCAGTCTCCAGCACAGATATTTGTTGGTTTGTATGTTGGTGACCCTGAAAGTGGCGGCGTTGAGTTTGATGCTGCCAGCTATGTGCGGTATATCAGCAATTGGACGGTAAACATTACGGGTGAAGAGGCTCAAAATATCACACCGATTGACTGGAACATTCAAGGCGCAGACCCTGTTGTCACGATTACCCATATCGCAGTCTTCGATGCTCTTGTTGGCGGCAATCTTTTGGCATCAGGCTTATTGGCAAACCCAATAGTTAGCTCATCAAGAGATCAGGTGCAGCTTGAGGTTGGCGGATTGAAAATATCGATGGGGGCGTGTCCCTAATGCTGTATGGTCAATTTCTTTACAATTACGGTAAGTATCAGACGGCCATACGATCCATAACAACCTCTGCACAAGTCAGCCAAAAGACAAAGGTATTTAGTGTAGACATAGCTCCAATGTGGACTGATGCTGTAGTGGCGCAGTCATTTTGGTACGATAAAAGAGCGCAGGTGAAATAGAATGCCAACAACAAATTATAGTTTTGCGGTCCCAACAATTGGTGGAAGTGTCAATGTTTGGGGTGCAGACTTAAATGCAAACTGGAACAAGATCGATGGTTTGTTGTCCGGCACTTACCTTGATGGGTTTGGTGCAGTAGTTCCTTTAAGTGGCCTTCAGATAGAATCAGCACAGATAAACAACACGCCAGTAGGGGCCACAACTGCGGCGACAGGCCGGTTCACTTCATTAGCATCAGACAGTCTAACGGTATCCGGTAGTGCAACAGTAACCGGAGATATATACTCAACTCAATTTATCGGTCCACTTACAGGAGATGTAACTGGCAATGCTGGCAGCGCAACAGAGCTTGCTACGGCAAGACGGTTTAGTATTACTGGCCCAATAAGAACAGATCCTGCGGCAAATATTGAGTTTGATGGCACTCAAAATGTTGTCTTACCAGTAACAATAAATTACGATCTTTTGTGGCCTATTGGCTCGATATTTACAACAACAAGTGCGGGCAATCCATCTATTCTCTTTCCAAATACAACTTGGTCTGCCTTTGGTGCAGGTCAGGTATTGATAGGGGCTGGCACACATACTGATTATGGCGGAGAAACAAGGACTTACGCGGCTGGTGATAGCGGCGGCGCTTATGAGATAACGCTTCAGGATTTTCATATTCCACTAATAGACCATCAGCATCTTACCTTTGATGGCAGCTCTGATATCTTTAGCTTATCTGGCGCTACATCTGATCGTGTCAACTCCGTTGAATGGAATGCAGGCTCTGAGGGATACAGTATGCGAAGAACAACTAGGGGCAATGGTCCTCAGAATGCCACTGTGGGCTTGTCAGGAGACCCAATAAATCAAAATACAAGCATACAGCCGCACGATAATGTGCAGCCTTACATTGCGGTTTATATGTGGAGAAGGGACTCTTAACGATGGCTACTCCAGTATATGTTTTTTATTTGCCAACTGTAGGAGGCAGCACCAACACATGGGGTGCTGACTTAAACGGCAACTGGGATAAACTTGATGGGATTCTTGCTGGGACCGAGGGCAACCCATTAATTAAGCTGCAAGGCACTCAGATTCAAAATGCAAGTATAAACGCAAGCGATATTGGCGCTCTTAACAAAAGGAAGGCTGACTTTACAACTCTGGAGTGTGATAGCTTTGACAGCAATACTGGGGGGTTTCCATTTCAGGCGACACTTGCTACAGCAACCGCAAATGAATTTATAGGGCAGTTGCTTGGCAATGCAACAGGCAATGCAGACTCAACTACTCGCCTTGAAACGCCTAGAAATTTTAGTATAACTGGACCAATTAACTCAGGCGCGGGCGAGAATTTTGATGGGTCGGCAGATTGTGGCCTAACCGTTAGTGTTGACTACGATGTTTTGTGGCCCATTGGCAGCGTATACATGACAACAGAGGACGTGATTCCAGATAATTTATTTGCTGGAACAACTTGGGAGTTGGCTAACTCAGGTCAAGCGTGTATTGGTGTAGGAACCCATATTGATCAAAATAATGACGCAAAGACATTTGCTGTATTGGATCAAGGAGGGGAATACAGAGTTAGCTTGTATGCTAATCAAGTGCCAATACTTGATCACCAGCATCATACTTTTGATGGAAGCAGTGGCATATATTCAGATTTTTCGCCATCTTCAAATGGCGTTATGTCTTACTATAGGAATTATACTGGTGATCAAGCCTATCAAATGAAAAGAACGACTAGAGCGACCGGTCCAGCTACCGCTACAAAAGGTCTGTCAGGCTCGCCAGTTCAATATGACTCTCAGCTTCCGCAATATCCCCATTTAAATATTATGCCTTACCTTGCGGTTTACCAGTGGAAAAGAATATCTTAACAGAGACAAAAAACGAGAAATATTATGGCAGATTCAAACACACCAGTTTACAGCTTAATTCAACCGGAGATCGATGGGGCTGACGGCACTTGGGGTATTAGCACTAACTCCAATTGGCTGAGCGTTGATAATCTGCTGTCTGGGACATCTCCATTAACTGCGCTTAATGTTACAGGCGCAATAAATGCGGGCTCGCTAAATGTACAAAGTTCAACTGGTCCGGCAAGATTAAAAGTTGAAGGGACTTACGCAGGTGGCACTGAGTGGGCTAACGTAGGTGTAATTGAGATAGGTGGTCAAGATCAAGCGTGGTTGGATTTAAAAGCCCCAAATTCTGACGATTATGATGTAAGACTGCGACATAATCGATTATCAAATACCTCTCAATTAGCGGTCAACAATGGCAGTTTGGACATCGTTACGGCGCAGGATTCACCAGTAATTTTATCGCATCAAAGTAGTGCCAAACTACAGACTACAAGCACAGGTATAGACGTAACAGGTGATGTTGCAGCTACTACAGTAACAGTGGGAGATGGAACATCTACAGATTTAAAACTTTATAAAGACGGTAGTAATAACTGCTTT